TTACTGGGTATTCAAGAGACTGGTCCACAACCAACAGAGCAAGCATACAGAGATCCATTCCAAACAGGGAGATTTAGATAATGGGCGGTTCACCAAGAAGATCAAAGCCAGCTCCAAGAGTAGAAGAGGCTCCACCAGAAACAGCAAGACAAGAAGTGGCTAAGACTACTGCACCTTCTTTAACAAAAGATCCCAGTATTAAAAGAACAAGGAGTAGAACCCGTGGTGGGCTAACATTAAGTTTTACAGCAGTTGATGACGAACAAGGTAATGCACGAGTATCAGGTAGCCTTGGTGGTGTCAGAAACCCATTGGGTGGAGATAGAAGATGACATATATTCGTAACCCTAAGTATAGAGACTTAGATCAATCACAAGTGGAGACAAACTAATGCCAGGACTTTATGATAATATAAATAAAAGAAAAAAAGCAGGAACTTCTCGTTCAAAGAAAAATTCTACCATTAGTAAAGAAGCCTACGATAATATGAAAAAAGGTTTCCCTAAGAAAAGAAAAAGAAAAGGTTTGATGGATTAATGCCATTTAGTTTTTTTAAAATGTCCGCTTCCCAGAAGCCTACTGGTGCATACAGTAGACCAAGAACTGGTAGTTCTTATACTTCAAGGAAAATTTATAAAACGGATGAAAAAGGTAGACGTGTAGTTGCAGGGACAACAGTTGGAACCTATGACAAAAGACAAGATAAGATAGTCTACAAGTATAGACCTGTAGTCGAAAGACCAAAGCCTACTATGTCTAATTTTTTAGCGTCTTTGTTCAAGCCAGCCATAGACAGAAAAATAGCTGGAAAGATTGCGGAAGAATCAAGAGCGATGGGCGGCAGGCTTGAAAAAGATGACACTGTAACTATACCATTTAAAGGCACGACACCACCGACAAGGGAAGAAATAAAAAAATACCAAGCATTATCAGATGAAGCTAGAAAAAAAGAAGAAAAGAAACCCTCTCGCTTTGGGGATCTGGGAATGCCAGAATTAAAACCATTCGCGTTTGACCAAGGCTTAATGGGATCTGGCACAGATATTAGCCAACAAATAGATAAGTTATTTAACCCTGGTAATTTAACGTTAAAAAATTTGAGGTTTAACAGTGGTCGCTAAAAAATATCAAAATCCAGAAGGTGGACTTAACGAAGCTGGCAGAAAATACTTTAAGAACAAAGAAGGTTCTAATCTAAAAGCTCCACAGAAGTCAGGTACAGATGGTAGACGTGTTAGCTTTGCGGCACGATTTGCTGGTATGAAGGGACCTATGAAAGATAGTAAGGGTAGACCGACAAGGCTTGCATTAGCACTCAAGGCTTGGGGATTTAGAAGCAAAGAAAGTGCTAGAAATTTTGCACAAAGGAATAAAAAATCATGATGAGACTAGATGCAAGACAAGTAATGGATAGATCTAAGAAAGCCTTTGGCAGAAAAGATCTATGGAGAACAGTATATGAGGATTGCTATAGATATGCTTTACCTCAAAGAAATTTATATGACGGATACTACGAAGGTCATGTACCAGGTCAGAATAAAATGAACATGGTATTTGACAGTACAGCTATTCATTCCACTCAAAGGTTCGCTAATCGAATCCAATCAGGCTTGTTCCCTCCCTACAAGAAGTGGTGCAGATTAGAACCTGGGGATGATATTCCACCAGAGAGAAGAGCAGAAGTACAACAAGCACTTGATATTTACCTCGACAAGATGTTTACAGTTCTTCGTCAGTCAAACTTTGATTTGGCTATCGGAGAGTTTCTGCTCGACCTCTGTGTAGGAACAGCGGTTATGTTAGTACAAGAAGGTGATGACATTAACCCAATTAAATTTACAGCAATACCACAATACCTAATAGCATTAGAAGAAGGTCCAAGTGGTACAGTTGATAATGTGTATCGTAAATACAAACTAAGAGTTGAGGCTATTCAAAGAGAGTTCCCTGATGCAGAGATGCCTTCATCATTATTAAAGTTGATGGAAAGCAAACCTCAAGAGCAAATAGAACTAACAGAAGCTGTGATATTAGATCCAGAAAGAAAAGACTTCTGCTATCATTTAGTCTATGAAAAAACAGGTGAAGAGTTAATCTACAGAAGAATGAATGAAACACCTTGGGTTGTATCACGTTATATGAAAGTAGCTGGTGAAGTATTTGGTAGAGGACCATTGGTAACTGCTATTCCAGATATTAAAACACTAAACAAAACATTAGAGCTACTGCTAAAGAATGCATCTATCGCTTGTGCTGGAGTATACACAGCGGCAGATGATGGTGTTATCAATCCATCAAACATCAGAATTACACCTGGTTCTATTATACCAGTTGCTAGGAATGGTGGACCACAAGGTGCATCACTAGCACCATTACCACGTTCTGGTGATTTTAATGTATCACAAATTGTTATTAACGATCTAAGAATGAATATTAAGAAAACATTGTTGGATGATACATTACCGCCTGATAATATGTCAGCTCGTTCTGCTACTGAGATTGTAGAAAGAATGAAAGAACTAGCACAGAATATGGGTTCTGCATTTGGTAGATTGATTACAGAAACAATGGTTCCTATTGTAACCAGAGTATTATCTATTATGGATAAGAAAGGATTAATACAATTACCATTGAAGGTTAATGGACTAGAAGTTAAGGTAGTACCAATCAGTCCACTAGCTAAAGCACAGAACTTAGAGGAGATAAATGAAATAATGCAGTTCGTACAAATCGCAGGTTCGTTAGGACCTGGTGGTATTGCAGAGATGAAACCAGATCTTATTGCTACTTATATTGGTGATAAGTTAGGTATCCCATCATCACTGAGAACAACACCACAAGAAAAGCAGGCTATCATACAGCAAAGTATGCAGATGGCTATGCAAGGTCAGGGCATGGGACCACAAGGTCAGCCAAGTCCTGAAGGACCACCTATGGAAGAACCAGCAAGTGCAATGGCTGATGAGGTCAGTGCATGAGCAGAAATGGGTGGGATGGCATAGAGGTTTTAGACGAAACCCCTATGAACATACTAGATGACCAGTATTCTATTGATAAATCTTTTGCTAGAACATTTGAGACCGAACAAGGTCAAAAGGTTTTAGAGTTTCTCATTAGTAAAACGTTAGCACAGCCTACTTGGATTCCTGGTAGTGAAACAAGTTTTGGTTATGCACGAGAAGGTCAGAATAGTATAATTAGAGAAATTCAAATGAGAATAGCGAGGGCGAAAAAATGAATGACGAAAAAGAAATATTACAAGATGGTTTAATGGCAGATGCGGCACCTGTCTCAGAAGAGGAAAAAGAAATTGATCCTACTGAAGTAGAGATACCACATCTTGTAGAAGATCAACCTGATCCAGAGCCAGTAGCCAAAGAGGCATTGGTTAAACCAGAATACTTAGAGGATAAGTTCTGGGATGCAGAAGATGGAGTAAAGGTAGAAGATCTAAACAATTCTTATAAAGAACTGCAAAAACAATTCTCAATGGGTAAACACAAAGCACCAGCAGAATATGATTTATCTGCTTTTGATGGTATTGATGTTGATGAAGATCCATTGGCTAAAGAATTTGTTGATTGGGCAAACGAGAATAAACCAACACAAGAAGCGTTTGATAAACTTGTTGGTAAGTTCAGAGAGTTAGCCGAAGTTCAAGAACAAGCAAGTTCTATTAACATAGAAGAAGAAACAGCAAAGCTAGGACCTAACGCTCCACAGATTATCAATGGTATGAGACAGTGGGCACAAGGATTAGTAGCTAAAGGTGTTTGGTCAGAGGATGACTTTGAAGAATTTAAAGTTGCAGGTGCTACAGCTAATGGTATCAATATGATTAATAAACTAAGAAGATACTATGGTGAGCAACAAATACCGACAGCAACTGTAGATATGGATGGTATGCCAAGTAGAGATGAACTCTATGAGTTGGTAGCAAGTCCAGAATACAAGTCTGATCCTAACTTCAGAAGAAAAGTAGAGCAACAATTTGCTAGAGCATTTCCTGGAGTAGCGACCTCGACTGGCGATATTTAAATAGTTCTTGTATTTATTCTAAAAATATCTTATCCTATTAGCGAGATAACGAATGTTCTATTCGCCTCTGGCTGGTGTGGAAGTACATCATTTTTTAGCCGAGGTTTCCCTCGATAACTAAAGTAACTATAATATTAATTTGTGTTAAACAAGGAGTAAACTATGGCACAGTCAATTACTAATGCTTTCGTTACTTTGTTTGATGCCGAGGTTAAACAAGCATATCAAGCAGAATCAGTTCTACTTAATGCTGTTAGGCTAAGACAAGGTGTACAAGGCAACACTTACAAGTTTCCTAAACTTGGTAAAGGAAGTGCGACTGCTAGAATTCCTCAGACAGATGTAACTCCACTAAACGTAACTTACTCACAAGTAACTGCGACAATGGAAGATTACAATGCGGCTGAGTATTCAGACATTTTCCACCAAGCTAAGGTGAACTTCGACGAAAGGTCAGAACTAGTTCAAGTAGTTTCTAAAGCTATTGGACGTAGAATGGACCAATTAATTATTGATGCACTAGATGCAGAAGCATCTCCATCAACAGTAGCTAACACAGTTGTTACATCAGGAACAGCAACTGCTTCAAACCTAAACGTTGGTAAACTAATTGCCGCTAAAAAAGCATTAGACGCTAACAACGTTCCGTTTGATGACAGACACATTGTTATCCATGCTAACTCACTGGCTGGTCTACTAGGTGATGAAAGAGCTGTTTCAGGCGACTTCGCATCAATCAAGGCTCTTGTTTCAGGAGAAATCAATACATTCCTAGGTTTCAATTTCCATGTACTTGGAGATAGAGACGAAGGTGGTTTGTCTATTGATGGCTCAAGCGACAGGAAAGTTTTCGCATTCCATAGATCAGCTTTAGGTATGGCTGTTAATATGGCACAAAAAACTGAAATCAACTATATCCCAGAAAAAACTTCTTTCTTGGTTAATAGTATGTTCTCAGCTGGTGCTATTTCTATTGATGGCGAAGGCATTGTAGAAATCACTTGTAGAGAATCATAGGAGGATATTATGGCTTATAGTTCAACAAACTTACAACCGATAGGTGGTCAAGCTAAAGCTGGTAATGCTCCTCAAATGTGGGCATACACAGCTCCAGGCACAGATGCAATAGCTAATGTTATTGCTTCAGGTTACTTCAATGACGCTTCAGGCGTACTAAAAGTTGGAGACCTAATCTATGTTTGGGACAGCTCAGTACCAACAGGTAGCCTAGTGATTGTTATTTCTAACGCTTCTGGAGTAGTTGATACTACAGATGCTACAGCTCTAACAGTAACAGACGGCACATAATCAACCGAGGGGACTTCGGTCCCCTCAACTTTAAGAGGGCATAATGGCAAGTGGTGATTCAAATATTACAATCTGTAATCAAGCCTTGAATTTATTAGGTGCAGATGTTATATCTTCATTTTCAGACACAAGTAATGATGCCGCTACAGTATGCAACAATATCTACGACACAATCAAGAAACAAACATTATCATTGTACCCATGGTCATTCGCATTGACCAAAGTACAATTAGCAAGGTCCTCAACTACTCCCATTAACGAGTGGTCATATCAGTATGACTTACCTGCAACAGCAGTAAGTGGAACACCTTTGCAAGTTTACAATTCAAGTGCAACTAGAGTGTTGCCAATACAAAACTATGAATTACTCTATACAGCTAGTGGTCCAACCATAGCTACTAATGAATCCAGTATTTATATAGATTATGTCACATCAGGTATATCAGAAGGTTTGATGCCTTCATACTTTGTTCAACTCTTAGTTTATATGATGGCTTGGCATTTAGCTGAACCTGTTACCGACCAAACAACCAAAGCAGATTATTGGAGAACAGTTGCTTTAGGTGGTATGGCAGAGAATGGTAGAGGTGGTTACTTCCGACAAGCTATGAATATAGATGGCAGAGGCAAACCTAATTACGCTATAGTAGATTTCCCATTAGCTGATGTAAGGTGATGCTATGAGCAGAGCTGTTACCATCCAAACAAATTTTACAACAGGTGAAGTTGATCCATTGCTAAGATCAAGGATTGATATTAACCAGTACACTAATGCACTAGATAAAGCACGGAATGTTTTAATACAGCCACAAGGTGGTTTAGAAAGACGACCAGGATTACAATACATAGATGAAATACCAAGTGCCGCTAGTCCACAAAATGGCACACGTCTTATAGCATTTGAATTTTCTACTACACAAAGTTATATGCTGTTGTTTGTTAATAACAGAATGTATGTGTACAAAGACAAAGCATTAGTAACAAATATTAATGGTAGTGGCAATGATTACCTCACAACAACCATAGGTTCTTCTTTGCTAGATACTATGGATCATTCACAGTCAGTAGATACATTAATTCTTACACATGAAGATATGACACCATTCAAAGTTGTTAGAGGTGCATCACATAGTACATGGACTATATCTGCTATCTCATTTGACTTTGTTCCACGTTACGCTTTTACTCCTACAACAACAGCAGGTTCACACAACATCACACCTTCTGAGAGAGATGGGAACATACATCTTAGTTCAAGTGGTGGTGCATTTAGTGCTGCAGACGTAGGGCAGTATGTTGAAGCTGAGAATGGATTGGGTAGGGCAAGGATTGTTAAATACATTTCTAGTAGTGAAGTAGAGGCTGTAGTAGAAATACCATTCTTTGATACAGATGCAATATCAGCAGGTGATTGGTTTCATGAAAGAGGTTATGAAGATAGTTGGTCAGCGACTAGAGGATACCCAAGAACAGTTACATTCCATGAAGGAAGATTATATTTTGGTGGTACTAAGGAACGACCGAACACATTGTTTGGATCACGAGTCAATAGATTTTTTGATTTCAATCCAGGCGAAACATTAGATGATGATGCTATAGAAGCAACATTAGATACAGGTAAAGCGAACCCAATCATAGGATTATTCAGTGGTAGAGATTTACAAATCTTTACTAAAGGTGGTGAGTTCTTTGTCCCTCAATCCTCATTAGATCCGATTACTCCTAGTAACATTGTTATCAATGGTGCAACAAGAAGGGGAGCTAAGGAAGGTATTAAACCTTTAGGTGTTGAGAGTGGGACAATCTTTATCCAAGCGGCTGGTAAAGCGGTTAGAGAGTTCTTGTTTAGTGATGTGGAATTGAACTATGTATCAAACAACATATCATTATTATCTTCTCATCTATTGCAATCACCAGTTGATATGGCATTAAGAAAAGCAACGTCTACCACAGATGGGGATTTATTACTAGTAGTGAATGGGGATGGCACACTAGCTACTTATTCTATTCTCAAGACACAAAACATTACAGCACCTTCTTTAGCATCAACAGATGGTGAGTTTATTAATGCCGCTGTAGATGTAGAGACTATGTATTTTGTAGTTAAGAGAACTATAGATTCAACAGATGTATATTATATAGAAGTATTTAATGATGATAATACTACAGATAGTGCTATACTATTGTCAGGGGGTACATTACCTGGTACGACAACAGTAACAGGTTTGGATCACCTAGAAGGAGAAACAGTTAAAGTTATTGCAGATGATTCTATGCAATCAGATAAAACAGTATCATCTGGTAGTATAACATTAGATGCAGTGCCAACTACTTATGTAGAGATTGGTATTAACTATGTGCCAACTATAACTACTTTACCTGTTGAGTTACGATTACCAAGTGGTAATATAGTAGCACAGAAGAAAAGAATTGTTGAGGCAACCGCATTATTGTATTTGTCTCAGAACTTGACCTTAGATGGCAAAGATTTTGTATTTAGTGCAGGATCATTCTATACAGGTCAGAAGAGGAGAAAACCAATGTTGGGATATGATAGAGAAGGACAGATGACATTCTCACAATCACAACCATTGTTTTTCAATTTAATTGGAATAGAGTTTAAAGTAAGTGTAGGTCAATAATGTTTGGAAGTTTCTTTACAGTATTATCAGTAGCATCATCAGTGGGTCAAGCTTTTGCTAGCTACCAACAAGCCGCGGCTATGAGAGCATATTACCAAGCTCAGGCTGACTTTGCTAAAGTACAATACGCCACTCAAAGAGCTGAAGCTAAAGAAGCTGGATTAGAAGTTCTAAGAGAAACCAACAGAGCAATAGGTTCTATTGTTGCTAAAGGTGCGGCTGGTGGTATCTTATCTAACTCTGGTTCTGTACTCTTACAACAGAACATATCCTTAGCTAGAGGAGTAAAGGATTACAATTTAACACAATTAAATGCAGAAGTATTTAATAACTTAGGAACATTGCAATACAGAAATCTACAACAAGCAGGTGATGTTGCTATGACACAAGGATTAGTCAGTGGTATTATGGGTCTAGGAACAGACATAGCACAAATAGGAGAGGCTGGCATGTTTAACTTCCCTGAGCCAACAGCACCTCAATACACACCAACTCCAGGATATTCCGAGTATCTTGGGAAGCCAAGAGGAGCTAGGTAATGGCAAGAGATAGAATCACATTAAAAGGCGGTATGGTTAGAGGGTTTAGCATTCCTAATATTACATTCCCTCAGTATGATGCTCAAGCTAATCTTGCTAATGAACTGAACAGAAGGTTAGATACCATCAAAGACTTTGCTTTAGAAAAAGGTAAGGCGGAAACTCTTATAAGGGCGGCTGATTATGTGGCAGGTAATGCTCCTAGTTTGGCTGAATTCCGAACAGCTGGTACAGAAGCAAGGCAAGAACTGATTGATTCAGGTTACTTTGAAGGGAAGATAACAGACAAAACCAACACATTGTTCGATAGGGCTGTCAGAGAGAACCAATTAAATATCATCAAAAACAAAATGGAATCTATAGCCAAGCAAGACTTGGATAATCTTTTACTTCTTGAGAAAGTTGACTTGGACTCTGGAGGAACAGGTAATCTTGCGAATGCTTCTGCAAGAATAGAATCTACAGTCAATGGTTTAAGTGATGCTCTTGTGGGTATGGATGGAGCCGCGGCTTTAGAGCTTAGAGCTTCTCTAGCTGAGAAGGGTGATTTATATTACAAGGCTATTGCCGAACTGCATGTTGACAAAAGAAAACAAATGCAGAAGAAAGATGACTACCAAGCATTAGAGGATTTCACTGCCTTAGCTATGCAGAAAGCCTCTGTTGATGGTCCACTTATGGATAACATATCAGGTGCAAAAAATGAAGATGGAGAGGTGTTCAAAGAAAGCACGCTTGAATATCTAAATAAGGAAGTTGATAAAAAATTAATTGTCATGCAATCATCCTTAGTAGAGGCTTCTACTTTAGCTACATGGGGAGCCACACAAAAACTAGAAAATGCAAGAATGATTAAAAACTTTGGTCTTAATAAGTACAGCACTATAGTTGAGGATATGAGCAAATCACAAGTAGAAAGCTTGAGGGCAAAGATACTTGCAGGGAAATATGTTGGTGCTGGTGAAGTGGATGACCCTGAAATACAAGCTATTATAAAGGACTTAGAAAAGTTTTCTCCTGAAGTATTATCAGAGTTTAAGAAGGAAGCATTGGATATTATCACAGGTAAAAGAGATTCGTTAGATAACATAGAAGCTCTGGCAACAGAAGCTGACGAATCTAGTTATGATATAGCCAAGTTAAAATACCTCACAGCTAAAACAAGAACAGAGAAAGAAACATATTATAGAGAGTTAACAACAGGAGTGGATGATGCTGGTCAGTCTCTAGGATTTACTCCTGGCAAACATTCTGATGACCTTGCTACTATAACTAACAATCATACAGCAAGAGTAGATTCTGTAGAATATAATCCAGCAACATACAGAGAGTTAACAAGAGGTGTAGCTGTTGGTTTAACAGACCAAACGGATTTAGATGACGCGTATGATAAGTATGATATTACTTTAGCTCAATATGATTCATTGACAATCAAGTTAGAGACTGAACTTGATACACAATATAAAGATGCCAAGGCTGTTCTTAGAGAAAGATTTAAAGTTCCTGACTTCCTTCAGAGCCCAAATGATGTTAGTGAATTGTATCTGCAGGCAGAAGAAGATTTGTTTGATTATTATTTGGAAAAGAAACTAGACAAGACTCTTACAGAAAGTGGGCTAACAACTAAAGTAAAAGAGTTGGTTAATATATACAAAGCAGGTAATGCCGCTGAAGAGCATTTATACAATACAGCTGGCAATGTAAGAAACACGCTTAACAATCCTAATACTCTTGCAAGCTGGTCTGGTATTGCAAAACAAACTGGATTTGATTCATCTAATATGGCAGAGAAGATTTATAATGACCCAGCGTATGCAGGGGAACTAAATGATTTTTTAGACTATATGCTTGACTTAGCTGACAGAGGGTACAATGATGATTTGTTTGCTAATAAAGAATTTGCTGTCCAAGATTTCACCACCGCTAAGAATCTATTAAAAACAATGTACCCTCTTGGGTTTACAGCTATTCAACAAGGGAAGAAAGAAACTGTTCCAGATGTAGTATTTGAGGAAGTTGTACAATGAACCAAGACGAACAATTTATGAATTACATGAGAGCGGCTGAACATGGCAAGCCTGTAAAGAGAGATAAGAATGGGTTATATGTTTTGGCTCATAATCCTTATGTAGAACACAAGCAAGACAAATCATTATATGAAGTGTTTGGTAGCAAGCAACCAACAAGTCTTGTTCCTAATATTGGACCACAACAAGAGAACTCTACACCTATGGAGTTCACACCTCTTGCTCAATACATAGAGGAAAGAAGTCAAGGTAAGAATGATTTTGGTAAAGCTTATGTTGAAGCGGCTTACTCTGGACTAATGAAGATGAAGAAGGGTGGTGCTATGTTAGGAGCCGCTATGTATGATAAGTTTCTTCTTGAGGATGATATGAAGCCTATGGTGCAAAGAGTACAAGACTTCTATGAAAACAATATCTTTAATAAGATTAATGAAGTGGAAGGACTTGGTCCTGTTATGGTAGAGACCATGACTCAGTATATGATACCTTATGCAGGGGCAAGAAAATTATTTACCAACTTGACCAGAAATCCTGTTGTTAAAGGTTTATTCGATAAGGCTATTAAGAATGCTAAGGCAAAGAAAGTGGCAAAGGATACTGTTATTGGCTCAGGTTCTATAGCGGGTATGTCTGCTGTTGCTGTAAGTCCTGGCGATGAGAATGCACTTAAAGCTATTATAGAATACACAGGATTGCCAGAAGGAGAAGCTAGCACACTTTACAATAGGGCTTATGAATTCTTAACAGAAGTTGAGGACCCTAGCGGTGGGGTAGATGCTGATGCTGTTATCAGAGAAAAGACCAGGGCTTTCTTTGGAGACCTACCAATAGAAGTGGCTCTTACTGGTACGATTATGTTAATATCCAAAGTGATACAGGAAAGTAAGAATTTAACAGTAGAACAATTAGAGAGATTGCAAGCTTCTGCTTATGCAACAGCTGAGGAGTAATATTATGGCAACAAAGAAACCAGACCTAGATACTTTATTAGACAAAAAAGTTAATCTTGACAACAGTCTTGATGCATCTATTTCTGAGTTAACACCTAAGACTGCAGAGACTATTGATATAGAAGAGAAGGCTCCTCAAACAATAGAGCCAGCTGTTGAAGAAGGTATTATAGAACAAGAGGCTATAGAAGAAGAAGGAGCTTACGAAGTTGCTAAACTTCCTATAGACGAAATACTATCAAAGAAAAATAAAATTAAGGATGTGAAGCCAGACCCAGACTACAAACCAGACCCAGGTACAGATGTTGATAGCGACAGGGTTAGGACGTATTCTGAAATAGCAGAGGACCTTAACACAAAGAAAGAAGTAGACGATATTATCTCTATGGATGCAGATGGTAATTTTGTTTTCAAGATGGCTAGTGAGGAAGAGGTACAGCATATAGAAAAGATGTTTGGTTTCTTGGAGAAGAATGAATTAGCTAAAGCATCTGGCTCTATTAACAACTTCCTAAGAGGAACAGGTGATGAGCTATTTGATGTAGCGGACTACTCAGATGTATTTAATGTTGGTAAGGCAAAGAAATCACTAACCATTAATGAACTTGAAGAGATGGCGGCTGAGGTAGGAGCCAGTGATTTATACTTTAAGATAAGAGATGTTAGAGAGAATGGCGGTAGTTTAAATCAAGCTGAAACTGTTAGAGGTATGTGGGAAACATTTATGCTCCAACAGAAAGCTTTGACTTATAGAAAGAAGATTGTTGCTGGGGAAGCTACGGAAATAGATGAGGAAAACTACAGAAGGATAATTACTCAAAGAGATTTTGTTTATGATACTGTTACAGAACAAGTTGGAGATGCGGCTAGGATTACACGATACCAAGCTGAAAGACCAGAACTATCTGTGGTTATCAAAGACGAGAATGCTAAATATTTAAAAGCTTTGAAAGAAGAATTAGACAGGGGTGATATTACTCTAAGAGAGTACGCTATGTTTGAGGATGACTTATTGCCCTTCCAAAGAATGCAGTTTAAAAAAGATGTCAAGGAGCATCTAGCTAAACCAAAGAACGAAAGAACTAAGTTTAGTTTTAGACACATGGTAACAGAGCTATATATTAATTCTAAACTATCTGCACCTCTTACACATTTAGCAAACATTGCTGGTAACGCTTCATGGAATCTATATAGAAACGTAGAGTACTTAGCTTTTGCTGGTTTGGAAAAGGGCACACAGGTTGGATATAAAGCTCTTGGTATTGACTACGAAGTATCTGCACATTTTAATGAATCTTGGTCAGCGTTTTCTCAGGTTATTAGTGGCGGTGGGGATGGATTGATGGCTATGGCTAAAGCTATAAGAAAGGGTGGACCAGTAACAGATGGTGTAGGGAAAGAGGACCTAGCAAGAATGAAAACTATCAATAGAGATTTGCTGGGTGGATATAAAGATACTATGATGGGTGATATGGTGGAATACTTTGGTTATGCCACAAGATTGCCAACTACACTTCTAACAGCCGAAGATGAATTCTTCAAAGCAGTTGTAGGAAAGATGGAGCTTTCAAGAATAGCAAGACAAAAATACAACAAAGCGATTGCTGATGGTTATACTCAAGAAGAAGCCGCCACAATGTATGCTCGCACTATGTCAAATCCTACAGATGAAGTTAAGAAAAAAGTTAGAGAGCTAGCAAGAGAAGGAACATTCACTAGAGATTTGCCACCAGGATTCTTTAAAAGAGCTCAGGGATTTATGAACAGTCCTGAGATGAAAATGTTTGTTCCTTTCTACAAGACATTAGTTAATATATCCCTTGAAGTGGCAGGAAGAATACCTGGTTTGCACATGCTTGAACCAAGAACAAGGGCAATATTGAAAGGGAATGACCCAGTTGCAAAGAAAATGGTTAGAGCTAAATTAATGATGGGTACAGTACTAATGGGTTCTGTAGCTAAATTCACTCTAGGTGTTGAACAAGAAGATGCTAACTTCTTTATAACAGGAGCGGCACCAACAACTAAAGAAGCTAGAGATGCATTTAGGAGAAAGAATTTCCGTGAATATTCCATCATGGTTAAACAACAAGATGGAAGTTACAAGGCTTATGAGTATAGTAGACTGGACCCATTTGGTCAGATAATGGCTATGGCGGCTGACCTCAGTTATACTCTTTCCAGACCAGGAATAGACTCTACATCAGAATATGCACAAGAAGCGGCTATGGGATTTCTCAACGCTACTTTAAGATTCATAGAGGACCAGCCTTTGACTGATGGATTTGATTTGTTGTCTAAACTTGGGGACCTACGAGGTGGTGATGCGTCCGACTGGTTTAATAAGAATGGTGGAGAGATAATAGAAAAGATGACAGACTTCTATGTGGGCACGTTTATAAACCCTATGTCAGCTCTGAACAATCAATTAAATGTCGTAGAAGGTCAGACTCCTAGAGACTATGGGGTAAGGAGCGACCAACGTGGTGCTGATTGGATTAGAACAAGTCCAGCTTCTGGTGTAATAGAAGGCTTCTATAAAGCATTAAATAGAGCAAAGTCTAATTCAATATTCTTTAATGAAGAAGCTCCTCCTAAATTAACCTTGTTTGGTACCACTATGCCAGCACCAGAGTTAGGTATATTCTCTTTTTCCAGGTCCTATCAAGAACAGAATAGTACAGTGGATGATGCTATGATAAAGAACGACTTCTACTATGCAATGCCTAAAGATGTTAAGGATGGGTACAGATTAACTGTAGATGAGTACAATAGGGTACTGACAGAAATGAATTCATTTACAAAACGTTCAGAGTATGGAAGGGGTGAGACTACATTATTAGAAGAATTAGAGTTACTAGTTCAAGACCCTGATTGGATTGCTTTGTCAGAAGGCAAGGCATCTACTACTGAATCTCCTACAGAGCAAAGAGAGAGAGCTCATAGTGTTATGGGTAGTATTATCAAAGCTTACGAAGCCTTAGCTTGGGAAGCTTATGATGCACGTTTCCCTGACAGGGCTAATGTGAAAGATAGGATTAATCAAGAGAAGAAATTCAACCCAGAAAATATTAGAGCGTATGCAAACTAAACTAGATAGTAAGTGATAAATATGGTACAATACAAATCAATAATCGGAGGAGGCAATGGCGACATTCGACATCAATGATGTAGCGAGGCGTGTCCAGTATATCTCTACTGGGCAAGATGGTCCCTATGCCTTTAACTTCCAAGTCAACCAAGCTAGTGAACTATTGGTATATCGCAATGATACAGCACAAACTGATAGTTTACAATACAATGCCACTATCGGTGGTGATGGTACAGGTTCTATTACATTCATAGATAACTCTGGAGGTGGGGGTGAGGACTATACACCAGTCAATGGGGATGTCATTACTATTATTGGGGACCAAGCATTAGGAAGAACCACAGCGTTTACTACAGGACAAATCAGTGTAGCTAATACTCTTGAGACAGAGTTTGATAATGTTGTTATTAGACAGCAACAAATCAAAGAGATTACGGATAGATCCTTACAGCTAAAACCTACAACAGGTAGAACAGTTACAGGCTCTGGTACATCAGGACCATTATACTTCCCTTACGATACTACAGTAGCCAACAATGCTAATAGAGTATTGAAGTATGATAGTAATGGTACATCATTAGAGTTAGGTTCTACAACAACGAACATAGATGCACTAGCCGCTATTGCTAGTGATATAACAACAGTATCAGGTATCAGCAGTAACGTTACGACTGTAGCAGGTATAGCAAGTAACGTAACATCTGTTGCTTCCAATGCTTCTAACATAAATACAGTAGCTACCAACATTGCTAACGTTAATACAGTAGCTGGTATATCATCTAATGTAACAACAGTAGCTGGATTAAGTACAGAGATTACTGCTTTATCTGGTGTGAGTTCACAAGACCTTATTGATGTTGCCGCACTTGGTACAGAATTACAAACACTTGCACCTATTGCTTCTGATATTACTACAGTTGCTGGAGTAAGTAGTAACGTAACAACAGTTGCAGGGATTAGTTCTGATGTTTCTACAGTATCTGGAATCTCAGCAAACACTACTACAGTTGCAGGTATCTCTGGTAATGTTACAACAGTGGCTGGTATCAGTTCAGATGTAAGTACTGTTGCTGGTATTAGTGCTAATGTTACAACTGTTGCAGGTGATACAGCTAATATAGCTACAGTTGCTGGCAATACTACAAACATTAATACTGTTGCTACAAACATTACAGATGTAAATTCTTTTGCTAATAAATATAGAATCTCTGCTACTGATCCAACAACTTCCCTAGATATTGGTGATTTATACTACGATACAACTAATGACATAATGAAAGTGTATGGTAGTTCTGGGTGGCAAAATGCTGGTTCATCAGTTAATGGTACATCTGCACGATTCCAATACTCTGTAAGTTCTTCAACAACAACAATTACTGGAACAGATGATAATGGAAACACTTTACTCTATGATGCAGGTTATATTGACGTATACCTCAATGGTATTAAGATGGTTAATGGAAGTGACGTTACTGTTACCTCTGGTTCTTCTGTGGTATTTGCTACTGCTATCGGTACATCTGGCACTGACACTGTTGATATTATTGCTTACGGTACTTTCAATGTTGCCGCTATTGATGCAACCTCGATAACAAGTGGTACACTAGGATATGCAAGAGGTGGTACAGGACTAGGTACTTTAGGTAGTGCTGATGAAGTATTACAAATGAATGCTGGTGGTACTGCACTAGAGTATGGCAAGGTAGATACAGCTAACATAGCTGATGATGCTGTAGGTGCTACACAATTAGATGTATCTGGCAATGGAACAGCAGGACAAGTATTAAAATCAGATGGAGATGGAACATTTAGTTGGGCAGACTCTGCTTCACCATTTGCTTACAATGCAGTTAGTGGTGCTACACCATCACTAGACGTAGGTACTTATAACTTCTTCAATCAAGGTGCATTGACAGCAGATACAACAGTTTCATTTACTAATGTTCCTACAGAAGCTCAATGGACTTATACTTTTGAGCCTGCTATTGGTAATGCATATGATTTGCAAAACATTACCAATACAGGCAGAACTTTTAGTCCCACTATTACAAGTAGTTATGGATTGCATGTGGGTGATAATGGTACTAAGTTATATATAGGTTTGTTAGCTTCTACAGCAGCAGACAATTATGTTAATCAATACTCATTAAGTACCCCATATGATATTTCAACAGCAAGTTATGTTCAACAATACAGCACAAACAAAACATATTTAATTGACGTAACATTCAAACCTGATGGTACTAAATTTTATACAGTTAATTTTGCAGGAGCAGATGCAGGAAAAGTACACGAATTTACATTAGGCACAGCTTGGGATATTAGTTCAGCAAGTTTCACTACTTCTTTTAGTGTTACAGGGCAGATGCTTGCAAGTTATCCTAGGGCGTTTACATTTAATGATGATGGTACTATTGGTTACATTAACGATACTACAAATAATATTATATTCCAATATACATTAACTACAGCTTATGACATTTCTACTATGTCTTATGCAAGTAAATCTTTCTCTGTAGGTTCTACTCATCAAACTTTTGAGCTTAATGATGATGGGACAAAACTTTTTATCAATCATGTTAGTGGTACTTATGTAGATACAATTAGGGAATACAGTTTATCTACTGCTTGGGATATTAGTACAGCTAGTTATGCATCTATTGATTACGATTATTCTGCTATTAGTGCTAGTTTATCATCTTTAAACTTTTCTAACTCAGGTGCATCATTATATATGATGGACACTGCTGGTACTACTGTTTACGAGTTTTCAACAGGAGAAGTATTTTCATTAACTTTACCATCATCACTTCAAAACACACCAGCAGAAACTGTTGGAAGTACTGGCAGATACACCTATGAGTTTTGGACAGCAGATGGTGGAACAAATGTTTATATCAGTAACGAGGAGAAATTTAGCTAATGCATATACTTAGAGTAATTGATAGTGGAGAAGAATACACATCATCTGATGCAGAGTTTGTAAGACAACACAGAAACAAACTACTAGCTGAAACTGATTGGGCAGGTGCTAGTGATGTAACTATGTCTGATGCTATGAGAACTTACAGACAGACACTAAGAGATATACCACAACAGCCAGACTTCCCTAATAGATTTAGCTTTCCGAATAAACCAGAATAGGAGCAACACATGACTAAAGCAAGAGATATAGCAGATGGTGTAGATACAGCCGATATAGCTGATGGTGCTATTAATGCTAGTAAGCTGAATGTTAGTGGCACTGGTACTGCTGGGCAAGTATTG